TATCGGGAGCAAGATACGAAATAGTCGCGGCTACAAGAGATGGAAGCCGTGGTAAGACCGCGGATCTGCTCTACATAGACGAATTACGTGAAATCGATGAAGACTCGTGGACTGCGGCTAAGCCAATTACGCGCGCACGTCCTAATAGTCAGATATTTATGACTAGCAATGCCGGTGATGCGTTCTCAAGCGTCTTAAACGACCTACGCAGCCGTGCTTTGTCCTACCCACCTGCCAGCCTAGGCTTTTGGGAGTATTCGGCAGATGATTTCGCCAAGATCACCGATAAGGACGCGTGGTATCAGGCAAATCCAGCTTTAGGCTACTTAATCGATGAAGAAACCATAGCGGAAGCCATTGCTACATCTAGCGTAGAAGCAAGCCGCACCGAAACCTTATGCCAATGGGTTTCAGCTTTGAAATCGCCATGGCCCTATCGAGCATTTGAAGATTTAACGGTGCAGGATCTTAAAATTGAGCCGGGAACTGCCACGATATTTGGGATGGACATTTCAGTCAATAAAAAAATGGCAAGCCTTGTGGCAGGGCAAGTCCGAGAGGATGGCAAGATTGCCGTTGGCGTTATTGCTCAATTTGAAAGCCAAGTTGCTATTGACGAACTCAAAATGGCTATTGAAGTAAACGAATGGGCTAACAAATACCGCCCGCGGATGATTTGCTTTGATAAATACTCAAGCATGAGCGTAGCCGAACGTCTAGCCCAATCTGGACACAAAATCCAAGATATGTCAGGAACGGTGTTTTACCAAGCGTGTTCTGATCTATATGATGCGCTGGTGAACGCGCGAATTGTTCACATCGGACAGGCTAGCTTGGTGGACTCGATGAATAACTGCGCCGCTAAAGAAACCGATGCGGGTTGGCGAATCGTTAGGCGAAAGTCAGCCGGGGACGTATCGGCAGCAATTAGTTTGGCAATGGTTGTCCACCAGCTGCTTAAGCCACAAAGCAAACCACAAATTATTGTGTGAAATGTCGGGAATGTCCGATTTGTATGCTAACATATAGCGATGGGTCTTTTTGATCGTTTCCGCCCTACGAAAATTGAGGCGCAACTCAATCCGCCATTGATGACGGATTCGTTTAACTATTTTCTCCCAATTGCAGTAACCGCCGTAGGTCGCGAAGAAGCAATCAGTGTACCAAGCGTTGCACGGTGCAGGAACCTTTTGTCGGGAACGATTGCCACATTTCCCATGGAACTTTACAAAAAGTCCACCGGTGAAAAACTTGGTAAACCACTGTGGTTAGAACAACCAGCAGCAGCTCAACCACGATCAGTAACAATTGCGTGGACTGTTGATTCATTGTTGTTCTATGGCGTTGCATATTGGCGCGTCACCGAAGTTTATTTTGATGATGGTCGCCCTGCGCGTTTTGAATGGATTGCGCCGGGTCGCGTTTCATTTGATACCGATCCTGTAAGCGAATACATCACACGTTATTACGTTGATGGCAAACAAGTTCCAAATACAGGTCTTGGCTCGCTCATTACATTCCAAGGATTAGATGAAGGCGTGTTAGCTCGCGGAGCTCGTACTTTGCGCGCGGCAATCGATTTAGATAAAGCAACAAGCGTTGCAACTGCAACACCAATGCCTTCTGGTGTAATCAAAAACTCTGGTGCAGATCTTAGCAAGGAAGAAGTAGACGCAATCCTTGCAGCATGGAAGTCGGCGCGAACACAGCGTTCAACAGCTTACTTAACAAGCACGTTAGATTACGTGCCGACATCTTTTAGCCCGAAGGACATGGGTTATGTTGATTTAATACAAAACATGTCAACCCAAGTCGCACGTTTAATGAACGTCCCTGCTTATTACATCTCAGCAGATATGAATAACAGCATGACCTATGCAAACGTTCAGGATGAACGCCGTCAGTTTGTTTCTCTATCGCTTGCTCCATATATTCACGCAATTGAAGATCGTTTGAGTATGGATGACATTACAGCGCGTGGAAATATTGTAAAGTTTGATGTCGAGGATGCTTTCTTGGCTGTTAATGCCTTGGAGCGTTTAGCCGTCATTGAAAAGATGCTTGCCCTTGGTTTAATTACCGTTGAACAAGCAATGGAAATGGAAAACCTATCACCGAACGGAAACACAGATGCACCTAACATTCTCTAGCGATATTGAGTGCTCAATAAGTGAGCGCACAATCAGCGGAAAGATTGTGCCATTTGGCGGCGAAATCGGGCATACGTCAGCCGGTAAAGTAGTATTTGAAAAAGGATCAATTGAGATTCCAGACAGCCCTAAGCCAAAACTATTACTTGAGCATGATCCAAAAAAGCCAATTGGTCGCCTTGTAAGTTATTCCGAAAAAGAAGATGGCATTTACGCAACTTTTAAGGTTTCAAATACAACCCGTGGAAATGATGCACTCATTGAAGCATCAGAACAATTACGCAGCGGTTTATCCGTTGGTGTAGAAGTTGTCGATGGCAAGCGCGATGGCGATGTTTATCGCGTATTGTCAAGCAAGATGATGGAAACAAGTCTTGTTCAAGCTGCCGCGTTTAAGAGCGCGGAAGTGTTGAGCGTTGCCGCATCGGAAGAAGATGCAGCAAAAGAAACAACAACCCAAAACGAAAGCGAGGCAGTCGTGGAGAACACTCCAGACACCGCAACCGTTGAGCCTGTGGTCGAAACCCCTGCGGTAGAGGCTGCTCGCCCAACTGTTAGCGCACCTATTTACACCAAGCCACGCTTAGAGTTTACAAAGTCTAAGTACCTTGAAAACACTCTACGCGCAAAGTTCCTTGGTGACGAAGAATCTGCAATGTACGTTCGTGCAGCAGACAACGAAACAACAACAGCACCGGGCATGGTTCCTACACGTCAATTGACCGAAGTAATCAACCCACTATCAAACGCTGATCGTCCATTTATTGATTCAATCAGCCGTGGCACATTGCCAGATGCCGGCGTTGTTTTCCAAATCCCGAAGATCACCGCTGTACCTGTCGTTGATCAAATTGATGAAAACGATCCAATTGCTGACTCACAATTAACAGCACAGTTTATCAACGTAAACGTTAAGTCATTCAAGGGTCGTTCCATTACAACCGTGGAACTCATCGAGCGTTCATCGCCGACATATTTTGACGAGTTGGTACGCCAGCTTGAATTCGCTTACTCAAAAGAAACTGATTATTATGTTACTACTGAGGTAGCAAATAACGGTGTTCTTTCTGCAACTGCAACAGCAGAAGATAAAGATGGATTGCTTGCTTACGTTTCAAATGCAGCAGCAGCAATCTACAAAGGAACACTTGGATTTGCTCGCAACATCGTTGTAAGCCCTGAGGCATGGGCAAAAATCATGTCATATTCTGATAATGGTCGCCCAATCTACATTGCAAGCAACCCATCTAACAATGGTGGCGTACTTGCTCCAGATGCAGTATCGGGAACAGTAGCAGGATTGCAGCTCCGCGTTTCACGCCTAATCAGCGGAACAGGCGGAACAGGTCTTGGCGATTACTCAATGTGTATCGTCAATCCAGAATCCTACACTTGGTACGAATCACCACGATTCCAGCTACGCACCAACGTTAATAGCGATGGAACTGTGGATCTTGGTTACTACGGCTTCGGCGCACTTGCGACAAAAGTTGCAGCCGGCGCAAATTGGTACAACAAGTCCTGATCTAACTTATAGATCGTTTGAGTTACCCCGGCGCACAGCCCTTGCGCCGGGGCTAACATAGGAAAGGAAAGACAATGCCAGCAACATACGTAACAGAAGCCGAATTGCGCAGCGCACTTGGCATCGGTTCGTTATACACGTCTGCTGTCGTTGAAGAAGTATGTCAAGCTGCGGAAAACGTAGTCAAAGAAAAATTATGGTTTAACAACCAGCCCGTAGTGGCTTTACAAGGTTTTGGCTCATACGGCAAAGTTTATTTGCCAACCACAGCCGATCAATTTTATGTAGGACAAACTGTCACAGTAGAAAATGTTAGAGCGCATTTCAACGGCTCCAAAACGCTTACAGCCGTTAACGGGGAATCAGTTACGTTTAATCTAAATCAACCTGTGACAGAACCATTCCACCAAGTAGTGCCGTACGGACGGATTTTTGCAGCGCAAGCAGTAGATTACGCTACGCTGCCAGAAGTTAATCAAGCAACCCTTATGGTTGCAGTCGATATATGGCAAGCTCGCCAAGCATCCAACGCTGGCGGCATTTCACCTGATTTTCAACCATCACCGTATCGCATGGGTAATACCCTTATGGCTCGCGTTCGAGGCTTGCTTGCGGATCATCTAGCACCGGGCGGTCAAGTAGGATAATGTCAGCAATCTCTACCCTACGAGGAACAATCGCGACTGCACTAGTTGATAATGCGGTGTGGCAGGTGTTTTCCTTCCCACCTGCCACTCCCCTTGCTAACAGCATCGTGGTACAACCCGGCGACCCCTATATCGAACCGTCTAACGATCATTACAAGACGGTTAAGCCGAAGGTCAATTTCAAACTCATTGTGCTTGCGCCTATGTTTGATAACCAAGGCAACCTAATTAACATTGAAGATTATTATTTGAACATAGTAAACAAGCTGGAAGCATCGAGTATCGCATACTCCATTGGGACTTTCAGCGCACCAGCAGTCTTGACCGGCGTGGCAGGCGATCTGCTATCCGGTGAAGTATCTATCAGCGTTCTCTCAGATTGGAGCTAAACATGGCTGATGCAGACAAAGAGCGCGAGGCTTTTCTTGCCAAGATCGGTCAGGTAAAGCCCGCAGAACCAAAACCAACCGCCAAGAAAGATGAGGAATAGTCAATGGCTGTTTTCCTAAATAACAAAGTTGGTCTAAAGATTAACGCCGTTGATCTCAGCGACCACGTAACCAGCGTCACCCTTAACCAAGCAGCAGATGAACTTGAAGTTACTGCTATGGGCGACACAGCGCACAAGTTCGTTAAGGGCTTGGAATCAGGCACACTTACAGTTTCGTTCCTAAACGATACTGCTGCTGCAAACGTGATGGCGACATTACGCGCAGCTTTCGGCACAACCGTTGCCGTAAAGATGTTGCAGGAAAAACTTACTGCTGTTGGTGCAACCAACCCGCTTTACACCTTTGATATCTTGGTCAATAACTTGACACCTATCAACGGCGCAGTAGGCGACATTGGTACACAAGACATCACTTTCACGCTAAACTCAGTCGTGACAATCGCCGATAGCGGCACGTTCTAAACAAGGAGTAATGGGCAATGGCAAGACTTAAAGTAACTAGGGCAGACGGCACAGAGTCGGTACACGACATCACACCAGCCGTTGAGTACGCGTTTGAGATGCACACCAAGAAAGGCTTTTACCGAGCCTTTCAAGAGG